AACGCCAGGCTCAAACGTCTGGTGGCGGATGTCATGCTCGACAACGTGGTTCTGAAGGATCTTTTGGGAAAGCCCTGACGACGCCGGTGCAACGGCGGGACGCAGTGCTTCGGGCGATGAAGGATCAACACTGCCGCCGCAAGCCATGACAACCCGCGCACTTGCCCCGGCCCGATGGGATGGAACACATGCAGCACATCCTCAGCAGAGATGCGCACCGACGGCGAATGATCTGCAAAAATCGAATGCGGGCGATTTGGGAATATCCAGTATGCGACACGTTGCCCCGTCGCATCATGTTCAACACCGTTGACGATTTGCCGCCCTTCGCGGGTGTTTTCTGTCTTAGACGAATCCAAATGCTCTGGCGGGATAACCTGAATTTGCAACCCGTCCGGCGCGTTGTGCATCAAGGCCAGAGCTTCACCGTGGATCACCATATCGCGGGCGATCAGTGCGAACAAGCCGCCCCAATCAGTGCGGTTATGGTGGTCGGCATTCTGGGCAAACTTTTCAAACTGGCGTTCGATCTGGCGGCGGACTTGGCGCGATTCATATCTGACGTTGATACGCGGGCCAGTGCCAGCAAGGGCGGTCACAATGTTGCCAACACCGTTCGCCATGTACGGATTATTGAGGGCGAGATATTGGGCGCGGGTACTCACCAAGCCCAAGGTTGCCGCGATCTCGGAATTGATCGGGCCAGAGGTGCCAAGCCCTCCAGCGCGGCGTCCGCCGGTGGCGGCGTCGATAGACCGCTGATAGGTGCCGCCCGCGCTCGTCTGTTCCCTTGCGGAAACAGACCGGTGGAAAGCGCGGGCGACGTACCCGATGAGACCTAAAGCGGAGACGCCATTTCTCATCGGATTACTCATCACCCCAGAACGCTTCGACACGCGCCTCGATCTCCGAAAGATCAAAAACCAAGGTGAAGTCAAAATCCGCGTTGCTTAGATGCACGGCCAATTCCGAGGCACGCACCGTTTCGGCAACAAAGTGATGTTCGGTAGTGATTTTTTCCAATTGTTCAGCGGTAACACCCTGTCGACCGCGTGGTGTCGGCGGAATGATTCGGCCAACTTGAGTCGCAGCGATCACTAAGAAAGTTTTCTCAGTTTTGAATATCAGCAAGTGTTTCATCGCTTCGGCGATCTGCGCTGCCGCCGACTCAACAGAAACGCCAGATTTGGATAGATAACCCAACATTGCGATTCGGGCGGCATCCGCTTTTGTGCAATCTCGCGCCGAACCGGGGGCGGTGTCGTTGTCAAACTGTATCAACCCACGATGCCCCCATTGTTCAACACGTCCCTTTGGCAAGTCCAATTCGTTGCAGATTTTCGACAGTCTCATAGCGGCCTCCTAAACCATTTAGGCAATATAAGAGGATTAAACCTTTTATGTCAACTAATAGGTGCGCCGTGATCATACTCCAGCCAATACCCGCACTTCATCGCGCATACGGCCCGGATGCGGCTTGGTGGTACAGCTCGTCAAGTTCTGCGAAAATCTCGTCGGCAAGCTCGGCAATCGTCTCGAACAAGCCCAAGAAGCCGGTATCCATCAAATCCACGATCAAGGTAGTGTCAGTGGCGCAAGCGCCCAAGCGGGCCAAGGCTTTGATCCTCAAGATCAGATCCCCCGCGTTGATGGGGTTCGCGTTAGAATACATCGACTCAGCGCGGAGTTTGGCGGGTTCAGGGTGTGCTTCTTCGGTCGCGCAGGCGCGTTCATTGGTCATAACAAACTCCATTGTTGCTTAGTTGCTCATGTGATAGTTTTCCTATCATGAGTGAGCGAGTAGATCAATATGCAATCAAATGATAAAATAGCAATCACGTCAGGGCAAATTCGCGCAGCTCGCGCTTTGCTTCGGTGGTCTGCGCAAGATCTTGCAGACAAGGCAGGTATCGGGGTTGCAACTGTTCGCCGGTGCGAAGCTGAAAATGGACCTGTAAGCGCAACTCAAGCAAACCAGAACGCTATTCGGGCTACGTTCGAAGTGGCCGGGGTCCAGTTCATCCCCGAAAACGGCGGCGGCGCGGGTGTCAGGTTGCGCAAATGAGTGTTGATGATATTCAGGCGCACGAAACGGCCATCAATGAAGTTGCCGGTCTCCTCCTGTCTTCGACACGCCAATTCACAATGCGCCAGTCGAAAGAACGTGCCGAAATTGCAATCCGGCCTTTGGGTGATTCAAATATAGCGTATCTCTTAGGACAAGCGATTGATGCCATGCCGTGCGATTTCTCAACGGCTGGCCGCAAGATTGAAATTGCCCGTGATCAGTTAGAAGAATGGAAGCGCAATGTTTGACCTTCTGTTCCTGGCGCTATGCATTGGCGGTGCATTCCTTGTTTTGGTCTTTGGGTGGGCAGCGGTCGAGATACTGCTAGGCAGTGGCTCAGCGGGCCAGAAACACGATCCTACGCTCAACGCCTTTCAACAGCCTCTCAGCCGCCAACCGCGTGACGATTAGCCGGTCAGGAATTTTGACCGGATCACGGTCTTGGGTTTGGGTGCGTCCTGAATACCGCCGCTGCGCAATTGCGTGGCCCGCTCGATAAAATTCACATTCACGGCCTGGCGGGCGGCAATGGCGTAAACCACGCAATCCAAAGCCTCGGCCCGCCGCCCGGGCACGCGCTCAAACCGGCGCTGGGGCTGGCCTCTGACATAGCGCACAACTGCCCTCTCGGATGCGAGTTGCTCGTACCAGACTGGCGCAAGATCAGCGGAAAAGCGAATTGATCCGCCACGCGCCAACCGCGCCATGATCGCGCTCTTTATCCCGTCCACGCCCACAAGCCAAAGGCGGGCGGTTCGTGTCTTGGCGCGTGACGGCTCGATGAATGGACGGGTGCCAGCAACGCCCTTGCCCGCCATGATCCGCCGCCGCTGGCGAGGACCACAGAACCCCTTGACGGCCTCCATTGTCACGCCGTCGCCCGCATCGATCACGGCAGCCTCGATGCCCAGCAAGCCGCCCAGCGGGTGTTTCCAGCGGGTTTTCAGAACGTCGTCTAATTCCGTCCAGGTGCGATCATCGTCCCAATTTCCCCAGATCACGACATGGCCCAGAATAAAGGCGGTTTCATCGGCTCCAAAACCAATCAACGTGCACTCTAGGCGGTCGTGTTGGGTGTCGATGCCAGCCGTGATTGCCAGAACCTCGGGCGGCAAAGCCTCAAGGCCAATGGGTTCGCACCGGGAGGCAATATCTTTGTCGTCCAGCTCCTCGCCCGTGCCGCGCCACCCTTGGCCAAGGATCGTGTTGACGAAGGTTTGCAGCGTGGTCGGATCATCCTTGGCGGCGATGAATTCAGCCACCAACCGCGCCCAGCCTGCGTTCGTGTGCAGCGACACCAATGCATTCAGGCGAAACCCTGCATGGCCCTGCACTTCGGGCCGTGTGGCCCGCCACGCGCCCGCTGCAATCATCGCGGGCTTGGCGTGTTCGGGGATTTCCTCGGCACAATGGGGGCATTTCCAGCGGGCGGTCTCCGGCTTGCCCTCATCCCAGACAATCGCATCCCAAAGGATCTCCGAAAACACGCCACATTCAGGGCAAGGCACCTCATAGATTCTCGCATCGGACTGGGCAAAGGCCCGCAGAACGTGGCTTGTTTCGTCGTGGGTTGGCGTCGATCCCAGCACAATCTTGCGGTTTGGAAACGTCATGGTGCGGTTTTCTGCCAGCTTGATCGGTGATCCTTCCTCGGTCGTGGTCATGCCGTCCGCCTCATCGATGAACAGCACGCGGGCCGTGTGGCGGCGCAAGTTGCGGGCGGATTTCGCAGCAACAATTTTCAGCGATCCCCCGGCAAATCGGCGTGAGGTCAGCGTGTTTCGATCATCAGTATCGCGGTTATAGGTCATAGCCCGTGACACGGCCTCAGAGGCGGCAAAGATCGGCTCCACGTCGCTCACAATGTAATCGCGACAGTCCGCCTCAGTCGGCAACAGGCAGAGGATTTGCGCCGGATCATTCGCCACGAAAGACGCCACGGCAGAGGTCAACAGCGTTGTGAAACCGACGCGCACTGGCTTGACTAAGGTCACGCGCTCGATCGACGGATCGCCAATTGCGTCGGCAATTTCGCGTTGAAAGGGCCAGAGCTTTACCGGGCCGGGTTGCGCACTCACGCCTTCGGGCAGGGTCACGCTTGCCTCGATCCAGTCGGAAAGCCGCAGGCGCAGCGGGGGCATGAGGGCGCGTAGGGCGTTGGCGGCGACTTGCTCAATTGTCGGCATTGGCTAAATCCTTGAGCGTGTCGCGCAATGCGAGGTCCATTGCATCGAACACGGCTGGGCTTGTGTCGGGTAACTCGGCGCGCAGGCGGGCCGGGGTTGCAAGGATGCGGGCGCGTACCTGGCGCAGCGTGTCCGCCCATGTCCGCTCCACCTCTGACGCCTCGATCAACTCGCCGCGCGTCTTGGCGTTCTTGAGGGCTTGGGTGTCCGCCTGCTCTTTCGACAGGCGGGCGCGCTCGGTGGTCAGAGAAACAACTTGTTTTTCGCCACCGCGCCCGCTGGCCGTGCCGCGCAGGTGTGTGACATAGGCCCTGACAGTTTCGGCAAGGTCATAAGCGTCGCGGGTGTAGTGAACTGCGATCCCGCGCTTTTTCAGTTCGGTCAGCATCGCGGGCGAGATTCCAAGCAGGTCGCAAAGGTCAGCGCCGCCGATGCGCAGCACCCTCGGCCCCTCTTTTCCCAATGGCAACTCTTCCAGAATTCTCAATTTCAACCCCTTGTAATTATTTGCATAGTCTCATCCCTCGGGCGCATCGTCCCCCGCTAGTAGCGGCGGGGGGAGGGACCCGTGGAGGGCTGACGATGGGTCGGCAAGGTCTTCGCCAGCCTGCGAAGCTCGTGGGCAATCTCGCTCTTTTCTTCGTGGAAATGGTGCGGGTCGCGGTGATCTGGGCGCAGCCGGTTTATCCGCCGCGCCAAGGCTTCGCATTGGTCACTGGGCTGCATAGCTTGCCCCCAGTTGGTCAAGGTGCACTGCGAAGTATTCGCGGGCTTCTGCGTTGCGCATCGGGTCCGTTGGGGGGCTTCGGTAGGGCAAGGCGAAGTATTCATTGCGCCCTTTTTCCGGGGTTCGCTTTATGCCCAGCGAATGCAATTGGGGAAAGCCCTCAGCCTTCAGCCACTCAGCCCAAGGGTTCAGCTTCAGTTGATCGTTGGTGGCGATCAGTCGGGGGCCATTGGTAGCATTGCCAATGAATTGATGATGGCGGAAACGGTCGGGGTTCGCGCCTTCTTTGTTCAGAGTTTGTTTATCCTTATCATAGGAAAGTGCCCCGGTGCCCCCTTTTCCGTGCACCGGTGCCCCCTTTTCTTTTGTTAAATGTGCATGGGTGCCCCCTTTTGTCTGGTGCATGGGTGCCCCCTTTTTGGTGCTGGAAATGGCGATGACCCTGCCCGGTGACAGCAGGGTGTATTCGGTCTTGTTGCCGCGCCCACGTCCTTCGGTACGCGCAAGCCACCCGCCGTCTGTCAGGTCACGGATAGCGCGCTTCACCGTGTCCACGGTCTGCCCCGTGGCCTCCGCCAGCGTGTTCACGCCGGGGTCGAGGCGTCCGGTTTCATCGTTGTAGAATTCGACTGCCAAGGCGGCTGCAAACTTAGTGCAGCGGGGCAATAGATCAGCCCTGTTCACGGCCTTCAGCCACTCGAAGCGATTGAGGGTTTGAGTGCTCATTTTCGGCCCCAAAACGCGCAAAAACCGTTTACAAGTGACTTGTAAGCCGTTGTTTTCTGGACGTGAACGAAAAGGGACCGTTTACACGGTTGTTTCGAGGTTTCAGTGCACTGCGAAGGATTGCAAATCCGTGAAGACCGGTTCGATTCCGGTACCCACCTCCAAGGCGTTCTTCAGTTCATCGCGTTTCGCAGCTCTGTCAGCAGGGCCTGGGCCGTCCATGACGGGCGCGTGTCGGCGGTTTCTGCATCATGCATCAGGGCGCAAAGCCGTTGATTGACTGGCGCGCCGACGCCAGTACTCTGCGCCAGCCTGACAACCTCTCCGTTGATCCAATCCACTTCGGTGGGCCGGCCCTGCGCAAGATCATCGGCCATCGAAGACCGAGCCTTTGGATCAACACGCAACATGCTGGCGGCGGCAAGCCGAAAGACCGGTGTTGGCAGCCGCAAGACCATGGGCAGCGCGCGGGCGGGCAGGGGCGTCAACCGAGCCAGCCTTGGCAGGCCGCCGCGCCGTGCCAGTGCCAGAAACTCATCCTGCGCCAGCGCGATACATTCGCGAAAATCCCGCTGCAATAGCTGGTCGCGCAACGGGATATTGGCCAGCGCATTCACCGGATTGTTCAGGTTCAGCATCAGCTTGGCCCATACCACAGGGCGCATGTCCGGATGCGCGATCAGGGGAAGGCCCGCTGCGATAAACGCCCGAATGCAGCCCATAAGCGCCGTGTCATCCGCCACATGCAGCTGCCCCTGCGTGCCCTGATGGAACCGCCCATCTTCGGACATGACAACGTTGAACCCCACCATCCCAGCGATCACGGGCCGGTCCAATTCGTCGGCCAGCACAGCGGCATTCCCGACGCCGTTTTGAAAGCTGATCACGGCCGCGCCCGGGGCCAGATGCGGGCGAATTTGCTGCGCCACATGGGCCGTATCGCGGGATTTGACGCAGACCAGAACCAGATCACAGCCCGCCACCGCCGCAGGATCGAGCGCTATTTCGACCCCGTTAACCCGCCGATCGCGCCCGGCGTAATCGCTCACGTGCAGGCCCCGCGCCGCCACCAGATCGCGCAGACGCGCGCGGCCGATAAGACGCACATCCGCCCCCGACGCGGCCAGGCATCCGCCGACATAGCACCCTACGGCCCCGGCCCCGACAATGGCTATCTTCATGCGCATTCCTCCGGCCAACCAGCCTAACAGCCCCCACTGGCAAGGCCAGCGGAATTCGCTTATATGCGCAAGCATGAGCACGGTGGAACGCCCCGGCCTGACCTTTCGCAAGATGCATGGTGCAGGCAATGATTTTGTCATCCTCGACTCACGTGATCGTGGGGCGCGGATGACGGCTGCGCTGGCGGCGGCATTGGGCGACAGGCACCGCGGCGTTGGGTTTGATCAGTTGGCAGAGATGCGCGAAGCTGATGACGCTGATCTGACGCTGGATTTCTGGAATGCCGACGGCACCATTGCCGGGGCCTGTGGCAATGCCACCCGCTGCGTTGCCTGGTTGGTGATGCGTGAGACCGGGCGCGATGGGCTGACCATCCGCACCGCGCGCGGGTTGTTGCAGGCCCGGATGCAGGATGGACAGGTCTGGGTGAACATGGGGTCTCCGTTGCTGGATTGGCAGGATATCCCCCTTTCAACACCGCAGGATCCGCTACACTTGCCGCTGACGGGCGATCCTGTCGGTGTTGGCATGGGCAATCCGCATTGCGTGTTTCTGGTTGATGACGCCGAAACCGTGGCGCTGACCACCGACGGCCCACGGTTTGAGCATGACCCGCTGTTCCCGCAGCGCACGAACGTTGAATTCGCCAGCCTGATTGGCCCGGACCACCTGCGCATGCGCGTGTGGGAACGTGGCACTGGCGTCACCCTGGCCTGCGGCTCTGGCGCCTGCGCCACGGCAGTGGCTGCGCATCTGCGGGGGCTGACGGGACGGCGCGTAGTGATGGATCTGGACGGCGGGCGGTTGATCGCCGAGTGGCGTGAGGATGGCGTGTGGCTGACCGGCCCCGTGGCCGATGTGTTCACCGCCACCTTGACCGCTGAATTCCTGGCCGCGCTATGAACGCCCCCAAATTCACCACGCTGGGCTGTCGGTTGAACGCCTA